ATAAATATCAATAATGGTACTAAAATTAATATTGTATTTATCTTTTATCACATTTAGTTTATGTATTCTTTGCTATGAGGGTATGGCAAGAAAACTTGGTTATCGAATTGGAAGTAAAACCGGAAACACTTTTCAATATGTTGGTGGAGTATTATTTATTGCGGGTGTTATTGAATGTTTCTTTGTATTTTATTGGTGGTTGGTTCTAATCGGAATTTTCTTATCTGTATTACTGGGTGCACAGTTTACAATATTATTTAAAGATAAAACTCAATTACTGGCACCTCTATTTGTTATTTTATCTTTTATTGGAATTATTATATATCAATCCTTTTAATCATGTTTTCAAAAATACTCGACAATCTGCTTCACGAACGCAAAGTTACCAAGTCCGCTTTTTGCAAATACCTGGGTATTTCCCGTACCACGCTGGACGACTATTTGAATGGTATTACTTTCATGCCGGGAGACAAAATAGAGAAATCTGCTGCTTTTTTTGGGGTTACGGTGGGTTATCTCTTTGGAGAAATGCCTTCAGATACTACTAAACAAGTACACGAAATGCTTACAAATCAGCAAATACAGCTCACAGAAATAGCAAATTTACTCAAAAAACTGGTACAATGATTTTCAATATTTTTTCAAGGTTAACAAATTTTATCATTCGTTTTGTAGCTTTTATTGTACAAATAACATTCAATATGTAGTCTATACCATACAATCAACGCTTTACAATCACTAAAACCTGCTTTGGGAGCAGGGGGTCGTGGGTTCGAATCCCGCTACCCCGACACATTACAAAAGTAGTTTTATAAAGGTGATTTTTAGTTGATTGTGAGTTTTCATAATAACTTAAAATCACCTTTTTTCATGCACAAAATTGAACCATTTTCAAAAAGTTTTCAAAACACTACGTCAAACAGTGACATTATTTGTCAATCTGTGCCAAATGTTTTGTACAATTTTCAAAACGCCAAATCTTTTTCGCAATTAACAGGTATGAAAATTACTGTTGTCCTCGAAACCCGACATGTAAAAGCAAACGGTAAATTCCCGGTGAAGATACGTTTCAACTTCCAGAACCAGGCGTGGTATGTTCCAACCGGTGTAGAGGTACCAATACAATGTTTCCATCTGGGTAAAGTTACCGGACTTCCTAAAGCGTCGATGATGAACATTCTCATTGGTCAGAAACTTGAATACGTACAAAATGTGTTGGAGGATCTGCAAATTCGTGGACTGATCAAAACGAAATTTAAAACCGGTACCGAACTAAAAAACTTTATTGAATCGGGTGAGGAGGGGTACGACGAATTGAATCGTGAGGACCGGATGATACTTCACTTCAAAACGTATGTCGAAAACCACCTGTTACAGTATTCGTCTAAGTCTTCCGGCGAACAATACGTTTGTATGCTTAAAAAGGTAGAAACGTTCTGTGAGGTTCAAAACCTGTTTATTTCGGACATTACAGTGGGCTGGTTGAAAGACTTTGAAACGTTTTGCGAAAAAACGGGAATGTCAGTCAATGGCCGTGGCAATTACCTGCGTGCTATCCGCACTATTTTTAATGACGCTATTGATCGTGATTACATTGGTTTCGATAAATATCCTTTTCGTCGTTTCAAAATAAAAAAGGCAAAAACCAAACACCGAAATATTACCGTGGAGGATTTGCGTTATATGCTCCACATAGATTATGACGCGTTGTTGGTGGAACTCAAAGCAACGGCTAAAAAACACACTTCGGTCTTTCCGGATGTGCAACGGTATGTTGATCTGTTCTTCCTGTCGTTCTTTCTATGTGGAATGAATCTGAAAGACTTGCTTTTCCTGCGTAAAGGTGACATCCGCAACGGTCAGCTTTCTATTATGCGTATCAAAACCGATGAACCTATTGTTATTCGCGTAGAACCGGAAGCGCAACAAATTATCGATCGTTATCCTGGACAAAAATACTTACTCGATTTTTTGGATAATTACACGACTGACGATTATAAAAACGTGGAAAAACGTATGAATACTAACCTTAAACATGTTCTTTCATTTGTTACAGGATATTGGGGTAGGCACTCATGGGCAACTATCGCGGGTGAGCTAGATATTCCGGATCCGATTATCGACATTGCTCAGGGACGTATCCCTCCCGGAATGGCAGGTACCTATATAAAACGTAATATCAAAAAAGTTTCTGGTGCTAATAGAAAGATAATTGATCATGTGCTAAATAAAAAACCGGTGGAGAACGCTCTTTCTTAAATCCCCCTTTAGGGGTTATGGGTTTACCACGCTGTCCTCTGCACATGTGCTGTCTGTGCCGCTTTAATCTCTGCCGGTAGTGGTAAATTTTCTATATCATAACATATGAATAATCCAATCATGGTGGCCATGATCCGATCATCATGTTTTCCTTGCTTGGCTCCGGTCTTACCATCTTTCTTGGTTTCAAAAGTCCTGGCTTCATTCAGCGTTTCTTCATCACGTTCCACATAACCATGTTCACGTAATATAGCTATGTATTTATTTATTACCATAGGTTTAGTACTCATGTTAGTATTGAATCCGTATTTTATAGGTGCTCCTGATCGTATTTTAGCGGCAGGAGTTCGACTGTACAAATTATTATAATGTTCTGAAATCGTATCGAATATAAATTCTGTTTCATCTTCACCACTTGCACTTCCTACGCTTTCGTAAGTATTACTTTCTATAACTAACAAAGCATTATTATACCATTTAGCTATTTGAGCCGCTATCCATATCGTTATATCTTTGTCTATATGGCCATAAAATAAGGCAACTACATTCGGTTTTTCTCCATGCATCATCCAATACCGGTCAAATACTTTTATCACACCATAATCAGCTTTTTCGGTTACTCCTTTTTGTGGATCGAATACCACCACATACCGGTTGCTTATTTTCTGTTCTTTATCCGGGTATTCCCACACGTGCAGTTTGTTTACTCCTTTGTGTAGTCTCAGTTTGGCATCTCCGGTAAGCACAAAGTTAGTTGCTTCTGGATCTTCTCTGAAATAAATATCTTTTAGTATGTCTTTTCGTTTAGATGGTTCTACTACAGCCATCTCAGGCGCATACTTCGAAAACATGGTGCCTACCGCAACCGGCTTGCAACATTCGGATCGTAATTTCTCCACATCGTCTGCCCTGAATACCGGTGATCCTGAATCCTGGAACGCTTCTATGTCGTCACTCGGAAACTCCTGTTTCATCTTACTTTCTGATGGCATGGTGGCTGCCATCATGCGTCGCCAGTTTAGATTTTCAAGTGTGCATATTTTGTGATTATTCCATAAATTCCATTCATAGTCATTCATTGTGGCTATAAATTCACTTACGGTTCCTTTTTTCTTGCGGCCATTGTGTGCGTAGTAACTCCCTGCAAATGTTTCTTCATACATTTTTATCATAAACCACGGTGCAAAGATGGCTACAAAGGATGATTCTTTGCTCTTGGCTTTCTGATATTGTTCGTAGAAGTAATCACCCACACCATTTGCAGTACTTTCACGTACGATCATGGTATACGGTCCTTTGGTGGAAGATGATACAATACTCGATTCTAATGTTTCCGGATTGTTTCCTTCAGTAGCCGGGTAAAAAGCTTCTTCCGAAAAGTGCACCATCTTCACGTTCTGAGATCGTACACTTTCAGGTTCCGTAGCAAATCCAACGGTTATACGACAACCTCGCTCCGGTATTTCTTTTATATTCTGAGTACTGGCAAAATTCTTTATGGTTATTTTTTCGCCGTTGATCGCCGGCATATATTTTACTGATCGTTCATACATGGATCGTACATTAATGGCTGCATCTCTTACATGTGCACATATTACACTGTTCCAGTTTTTTTTATGTATCGTCTGTATCCACTTCATGTACATTTGAACCAGGGTGGAAAATCCCATTTGTTTTGCTTTGAGTACCTGTACAAGTATTTGCAACCCTTCGTGACGTTTTTCTTCGAATTCTTCCAACAACATTTGCTGGGCCGGATTACATATAAAGGGTACAAGTTCTGCCGATTGTTTGTCTTCTATGGTTTCACACGTTACAGCATAAAACTCAAAGTCATGCTTATATCGTTCTTCACATATCTTCAACCAGAAGTAATCTATTTGTGTGGGGGTCGCTTTACGCTTTAGTTTCTCGCGTAATGCTTTTTCTATTGATCCGTGTTTTTTGAGCATTATGATGGCAGGGTGGTTCGCCATCTCTATTGGTAAGTAAAATGTTCGTGGGTTTTTATCGGACACAGTCAACTCAAACCGTTCTCCGCAACAATTTAGCCCGGATATTGGGTCATAATCTTTTTTTTTTCCGCATTCCTGCGGGCATTCTCTTGTATGAGCTGTTCTATGTTCATTCTGTAAATTTCAAAATTCTGTAAATTCTGATTCTGATAAATTAGCGAAATACCCGCGTTATCACAACGTAGGATATTCCTTGTTAACCTCAAATCTAATACAATGAAAAATCACAATGTTTTATCTAAAATTTTAAACTGCCGCTTACTTCATATCCTTTGTTCTTGAAATCAGTCATGTATTTTGCTCCAATTCCTACATTATGAATGTATATTCCGGCTCCGGCTCCAACATATCCAAAGGAGTTCCACGAAGCTTGGACAAATGGTGTAAAGAGTTTATCACCGGGTTGCTTCTTTAGCGCAGTGCTTAAGTCTGTATTTATCTGGTTCTGTTCCGCTATGGTTCTGTCTTTCTTAGTCAGTAAGCCTTCTTTAATACCATTTTGTTTATTACATTCGTAGATCTGAATGGAATCGTTATAGGCTTTTATTCCCAGATCAAATATTGCTTCTTCTTGTTTATTTATTGCATCCTTACAATTTTCTGTTGTATTCGTATCTTTTCGTGCAATATCTACAGCTTCAACTGCTACCTGAATCTTCCGCCGGATCACCGGTTTTAATCCGTCACTTATCTTTTTATGCAGGTTCTGTATTACTTTGCTCGAATCAATACGTTCACGTGCAAATGCTGTTTCCAGATCGTCCTTCTGTTTAATGAGTGCGGTTTTCCCTTGTGCGGTCAATAAGGCCTGTTCTGCCTGTTTATTACTTAACGTTGCACGACCAACAAAGAAACCAATTACAAATAATGCAACTGTTACCGCAGCAATAATATAGTTTTTCATACAATTTCTATTTGAATATTCGTTGCTTTTTTCAGAATAGGGAACAGTTTCGAAAATGTGACTTGTGATTGTGACACTCGACCTTTAACGTCATTGATGCCAACCAACAGACAACCATGTGTATCAGCAGCCATGTTACCTGGATGAATTCTAATTCCGTCGAAACCAGGAACGTTCAATAATAATGGTAATTCACGTTTAAAACGTGTGGACATATTTATAGTGACTTGATACGTTCCGAAGGGTATACAGGTTTCGCCAAAGACTTTCGGTGTTTCTAATTTACCATCCTTGTTCGTGTCGCGATTCCTATCTTCCAATACGTCACAAAAAGGAATACCATCAATTGATAATTTCCCAATGGTATAATCGGGTGCGAAATAAATACGTTTTAATTGCAGTTTCATGCTATATCGTTTTTATTAATTCCTAAATAATTTTTTAATTTCTCGAAAATTCTGGTAGTCAAAACAATATAAATAAATTCAATCGCTTTGTTTTTAGGAAATAAAAGTGAAGTATTACGAAGAATATTAGTCATATAAAAATAGACAACTGTCATAGTTATCCACTTTATTCCTACATGTCCCCATTCGTCATTTCCCAATGAATCAAAAATATTATGAATGAAATAAATAAGAATCACGTAGAATAATAACTGCTTGAAAGATTCAAAGGCTTTTTTCAAACAAAAACGTGTTTTATTTATATTGCTGTCAGTTGCTATTCCGGCAAAGATATTGAATAAAAAAGCCATCAAAAGGACTTGTAAAACATCCTGAATTGGACTGAATAAACTTGTAAATCCAGTGATGACTACTAATAAAACAGGTTTAAGGTTTTGCCAAAAATGAGACATAAAATCTTCCATAGTTTCAAATTTAATGTATGATTAATTTTCTTTTTCATCTCCCACCTCTGTATTGGTGGTATCGTTCGTGTCTTTCTTTTTCGAATAGCCCAATGCCCAGAATGCCGTCGATATCAAGCCGGCCAATACACCTGCCAGTGCCAGTGTATCTGCCGTATTTCTCAATACTGTAATCAATAAACATAAACTACATGTCACAATAACTATATGACAATTGAACCTAATTCCACTTGTCTTTCCGTTTGAATCACTCATAGCTTCAGGCCAGGAGAATTTACTTATGTCGGTTTTGTTGATTCGCATGATTTTGTCGTTTAATCGGTCGATTGGAGATGGAGGTTTTTAATTCTTATTAAAACTAATCTCCTTTTTATTATCTCAATGCTAAAGTTTCTGCAATACATTTTTCTATTCCTTTTGCTCCATATCTATTTGGATGAATAGTATCTAAAGTAAAAGATGCTGTATTTCTTGCTGTTATTCCTGAATCCCAAAATAAAGGAACGCATTTCAAATTATACAAATTAGCAATTGCCATAGTTCTTATCGCAATTGTCTCGCGCACATTATAAGTAGCATCATACATTGTACTTCCATAACCTGTTGTATCCAATACTGTGCATAGAATTAGCTCTATATTTGGAAAATCACGTTGTTGCATTTCTATACAGCCTTTCAATGCAGCACACCATGTTAAATGAGTTGGTCTTATATCTGTATCTTTATATGCTATATCGGTTGCTGATCCTAAATCATAACCTGCTTCTAAATCATTTGTTCCGCCAAATAAAAATTTGACGTCTGGATTATATATCGATAATCTTTGTCCAGCACATCTATACCAAATACTTTCATGTCCTACTGTTTCTGTTATAGGTGGATATAATGAAATTCCACCCTGAGCCGGTTGCATTTGACCTTCAATGCCTCTTATATATGATAATCCATAATGGTTCTCTAAGTAACCTTTCCATTTATAGTTATCATCTGTAGAAATACTATCACCTACATATAATCCATTTTTACCAACATATCCACTTGAATCACGTATAATATTCATTTCTTTTGTTGATAGCATATTTGAGAATTGATCAAAAGTTGTCAATCCGTCCCAAATTTCAGGAGAACTAAAATAGATTGTAGTTCCAGAAGTAATATCCATTAAATACCACTGAAGCCATTGTAATGTTGTAAAATCAAAGTCTATAAAGTCATAACTTAAATTGACTTCTTGAACAACATCACTGACTAGTACGATCAATTGAGATTTTACGTTC